TTTCTGGCTCGACTGGAGATGGCAAGATCCATGCTGGATAAGACTGTGGCTCAGTAATCATAAACAGAGCAATAGACTCAGGGAATCCAGCCTTCTTTAAGGATTTGTAGAACTCATGCAACCCAATGCAGTAAGCATCGAGTGGAGAATAACCCTCATCTACTAACTTGTTAGTTGCTTTTCTTGCCATAGGATAATTGTCACTTCTCTAGTATGCGAAGGATGGTATCAACACGCCCTCTAAGCTCTGAAATTTCATCGCGAAGGCTAGAGCCAGAATTAGGCTTGAGTTCGTTTAGGTAGTGCTTTACTAACCAACGCACCGAGCCAATAAATGAACCAATAACGGTCGTAGCAGCAACAGCAAGAGCCGCCATGTCCGGCGCAGTCATTATCGTTTAGGTGAGGCATAACCAAAGACGCCAGATAGAACTGACCACAGGATTGCTCTGTAGTCTGCATCGAAATTAGTTGCTGACCATGCTGCAAGGAAGGCTCCAGCTGCAAGGACGATTGGATTCTTTAGATTCATAGTGTTCCGCCTAACATAGGTATTTGATAAAATTCACCGCGTAAGTCAGCTTCTTTCTTAAAGCTGAAATGCACATGGTGATTGTGTTTGTTAGCCCCTGTGTACTTGCGCCACTTCCACCGAAGGATAGGGGAGCAGATTTTCCCGTCAAAAATAATGTAAGCAATACGCTTCTCGGATCCCTTTTTACATGCGGCACGAATCTGATCAACAAGATCGGGCATGAGATCAGGCTTGGCTTTTCCTGATAGGTCACGATCGATGTCGATGGCACGAACCCAGCCTTTGACATCTGGATTATGATCAGACTTACGAGCACCATGTCGGGTATCACCGATCCAACCATCTGATGCTTTGTCACGATCGCTGAAGGCATCATCGAACTGCTCACGAAGTTGTATCGCTGCTCTACTTAGTTTTGGAGTCATTACCCTAGAAGGATAGCCGCTTCATCTGCTGTGAGTCCGAGACGATCAAGGATGGATGCGCGAGCCGCTGCTTTGTCAGCTGCTGCTTTTTCATCTGCCTTGCGTTGTGTCTCAGCTGCTGCTGCATCTGCTTCCATCTGTGCGATCTCAGCATCTGTTAGCTCGATGATTGAAGTTTCTCCTGTTGTGCAGTTCACTTCAACGCGTGTTGGTCTTGTCATGTTTTCTCCTTATGATTTGGAAATGCCGTATAGATAGAACGAGGATCCTGTTGCAAAGTTATCGCCAGCGCCATTAACAAACTGCACCTGAGTAATCGTTCCACTTTGTACTAATATGGCTGTTGGTGAAATATGTGCAGTTGTCGCATTATTTTCAGATACTGAAAACGAGGAAATAGGGTGCGCCATAGAAGTTGCATAATTTGGTATATAAAGTTCCCAACTACCAAAAGTATTAGAAGTTGCATTACCTGATGGATAAGCATTTAAGGCTGTTGCATAACCTTGTAAACTTTGCCTACCTGATGATGCAGTTGATCCATTACCAGTTAAATAAGTTGTAGTGGCATCATTTGGGTAATATGAAAGTCCATTTACAAAAGTATTTGAACCAGTGTCTCTAACACTCATTCTCAAAACAAGGTCAGTATAAGTTGTTGGAATACTGCTGAAAATAACATTATTAGTTGGTGTCGTAATGACAGTCTTGCTTATCAAAGAGTAAGTACTAGGCATTTTTTATCCCATACAGAGTAGCGGTTCCAGTAATGTTTGAACCTGAAAATCCATAAACACGAATAGATGTAATAGCAGAAGTGCTACGCCATAGACCTACTGACTGCCTAGTGTTACCACTTCCGTTATTATCTTCAGATGATGAACTTAGCAAAGTCTTAAATGTTCCACCTGCATAAGAAAAGATGTCAGTGGTCAATAGGTTTGGGTTAGTGCCTGTCAAGGATTGAACTATAAGTCTGTCAATAGAAGTATTGCGTGAGGATACTGCCGAACTTCCATCGCCTCGCAACACTGTTAGTGAATAGTTAGTTGCAGTATCTCCATTAAATTGTAAGCATAAAGATTGAGCTGAAGATACTCCAGCAAAGACCAGTCTTAAATCTGTATAGGTTGCAGGTATAGAAGTAAATGTAACTTCGCTTGTACTGCCGCTAAGGGTGTAACTCTGGATCGGCTCGTATGTTGTCGGCATCTATTACCCCTTAATTCCGTAGAGTGAAAAGACGGATCCAAGCGCTAAAGAATTAACACTCGTACTTAATTTTATAGAAGTTATGGATGAAGTAGATAACCACAATCCTGAATTCAAAACCAAATAATCGTTTGTGTCTGCAACATTTCTATTTGCTCCAGAAAAACATCTTATTGTTTTATTTTTAGTGGTACTTGAATAATCCTGTATGTCAATAATACTAACACCAAATACATTTGAAGCCGTGCCGCCGCCAACGGTACCACCATCAGCAAGCATTAAATTTTGACTAGCAGCTCCATAAGCACTTGCAGTAGATCCGTTACCTTTTAATCCGTGATAAGCATAATTTGTACCAGAGTCAGAATTAAACTGTACATATAAAGCATCAGAACCAGCTGCCGCTCCTGTGTTGTCTCTACAAATACTGCGTATTTGCAAGTGTTTGTAAGTGCTAGGAATTGAATTAAAAGTTGCGGATGTTTGTCCGGCAGTTGCAGTTATTGTCTGGATAGACTCATAAGAGCCACCAGCCGCGCCACCTGCACCATCCATTATTCCTAGTGAGACTCCAAACACTACGCAACGCCACCGATCACAAACCACTGATCTGTGCCTGTTTTGATGCATGATGCGGCTTTGTACTGTGCAAGGGTAGGTGCGGCAGGTACTGCTCCAGCTGAAAGAATTGTAGTAGTACCAGAAGTCACTGCGTTGATTGTGCAGATACCTGCGCCAATGTTGATCACATTTATCACAGTACCGATTGGGAAGGCTACAGAGGCGTTTGTAGGGATTCTGACCTGACTTGCAGAGGCATTGGACTGAGTGATCAGCTTGCTGTATTGGTCATTGGCTACGACAGTATAACTCGTGCCCGTCTGGGAATTAAGTGTGTATGAAGGCAGCGAATTCATGTCTGCTGCTGTCAATACATCGCCTGCTACGAATGGATAAGTCATTTATTCTCCTAGTATGCCAATACGGATGTGTCAAGGATACCGTATAATGTCGAATCCAAGATGAAGCCATCGAGGACATTTTCCTGTGTTGTAAGTGTTGTGCGCCATGTGTTAGGCGTAATGCTGTGGGCTATGCCTTGACATTGGAGAGTCTTGACAATAGTAGTGCCGGCCACATTCACATTTGTAATCTGCATAGGATCGAAATAGTCCAGATCCAGTGCAGCTGTAACCCCTGCCCCATAGCCTAGAGTTACTAGGTCAAGGGTAATAGATTCGATTCTAAGGGTAGTTTCCTTACGGCTTGCCACAAAGTTAGAAGCAAGGTCTAAAGCCTCGGCATCTGTCTGCATAAGCATGTCATTGGCTGTAATGCTGTGCAGGAAGAACTTAGCAATAGAGTCAGCATTTGAGGCAGTCTGAGCTGTGCCACCTATGCGTGTGACTGTAGCCTGATTAACGATTGTCTTGTCATCTAGTGCAAAGGTAATGCCAGCATAAGGAATGTCTGTAGATCCAGTTGCATTGGAAAAGGCTGTAGCCGCATCTGCTGGAGACTCATAGACAAACTTGCGATCCTTGAACACAGCGTTGCCAGCCTTGTCAAAGTAAAAGGCTCCCTGCTCTGTAAAGGTTGCAGTCTCAATAGCTGCTAGAGCAGTGCGTGTTGTGGCTGGATCTGCCTGACATAGTGTTTGACCAGTCATAATAGATCGAGAGCTTGAAGGCCAGCCAATAGCATCGAGGATCTTGCCTACTCGTGTGCCAGTGCCTTGCCCTGCTCCTGCATCTGCCACTGTAGTTACATTGGAGTTGAAGATAAGTCTAAAAGCATCTGAGCAGATTAGATCGACATAGCCGATCTCTTGATCCTTAGGGTAAGTGTAAAGATACTCAGTGATGTAACCCTTGAAGATTGGATAGACAGTTCCAGCATAATCTGCCTCAATAATGATTGAGCGTAGAGGTACAAGGTTAGGGTAATAAGGGCTAGATGTATTCTGTGGGTTCCAGTCACCGTTCTCATCTGTGATACGGACTGTGGCCGATCCTGACAAATACTTATCTTGAAACAGGTTACGCTCTTTGCGAGTATCGATCTTTGCTACTTGATTAGATACATCGATGATGACTGTGCCGGGATCTGCAAGGATGGCAAAGTCAAGCTGTGAAGTATCTAGTATAAATGGATCACCAAATGATGCTCCACCTGTCAGATTGATCTTGACGATTGGCGTTGCTGGTAATGCCATTAGTACACCGTACTGTAAGTTACTGGAGTACCTGAAGCCTGTTGTGCGTATAGCCCCTGTGTGATGGCTGCAACTAGATCGCGCTCTGTTGTGACTGAGCCTGTGACAGATACATTGACTACTGTGCCACCGCCTACTGGACCACCTGATGCGCTCATCTGATTAAACATTCTTGCAGCTTCTGGGCCTTCTACATAAGTGCCTGTAAGTGTTGATCCTAGAGATCCTGCTGGCAATAGTTTGTCAGCCATTTGACCATCGATCTTGCGTTGGATCTTAGCCTTAGCCTCTGCCAGTATGTCGTATCTTGCCTGTTGCTCTGGAGTAAAGCCAGTCTGTGCCATTGGCTTAATGTTGGCTAACTTAGCAAGCTCCATAGCCATCTGCTGTAATGTTGCAAGCCAAGCTGTAAATGGATTCTGGATGTCATTAAGACCAATCATGTCACCGCGAAGTGCTGCTAACTTCTGAGCATTGGCAACCATGCTGTTAGCAAGGGTCGCTGCCGCAGTTATATTGCCTTCATTGATGGCAGCCTCTAAATCATAGATGTCTTTCTTTAGGGCTACGCGAGCCTTTTCTTCATCTGTTAACTTGCTTTGAGCGGCAGCTGCTAACTGAATGCCTTCTTCGTCAAATACTTTTTTGCCTTGCGCAAGTACTAGAGCAGCCATGTCTAGAGCTTCTTGCTTCTTCTTTTCAGCTGCTATCTGCTTTTGGGTTGCAGATAACTTCTTGGCAGTAGATAACTGAGTTGTGCCTAGTTTAGTGATCTTTGTATCAGACTTAACGGCTTGCTCTCTAGCCTTATGCTCATTTTTATTGTAAGCAAGGCGCTCTCGTCTTTCCTTGCCTAACTTAGTAAAGATGATGCCAGAGCCTAAATCATCAAATAGAAAACTTAGAGCAGAGCCTACAACTGGGATGTCTTTGAGTTGCTTAACAAATAGTGCTATGCCTGTTGTAGTGTCAGAAATGGCTGTTGCAAGGCTTTTCATGTCTGCTACTACATTAGTGATAGACCCACCATCGCTAAGCAATTTAAGTGAATCAATAAGGCCAGTGCCGATGATCTCTGAGGCTTCTGCTGCTCCTGTAGATAGGATTGCTAACTGGCCTGAAAATGTCTGTGCAGCGGCTTTTGCAGAGCCTTCAAAGGTATCTGCTAACTGTGTTGTAATTTCCTCAAAAGACTTGGTCTTTAGGTCAGCTTTGCTGAGTCCAACGCCTAGACGAGTAAGTGCTGTGTTATTGCCAAGATAGGCACGACTTAAAGCAACTGTAACCGCATTAACATCCTTGCCAGTTGAGGCTGAAATGTCTAATGCAAGGTTGAGTAATCTCTGGCTTTCCGCAGAATTTTGTGTTGCTACCGCTAACCTCTGATAGGCAGGGCGAAGTAAATCGTCAAGAATACCAAACTCGGATTGAAGCCTTGAAATGTACTGCTCAGTACTTGCAACATCTCTAGCAAGGCCAACATTCTCAAGCGCTAGGGCTAATTGCTTCTGAGCCTTCTGATCATCGGCTGCTGCCTTGATAGATGTCTTTGCATAGTTTAGGACTGCAGCAGTACCAAAGGCTAAGCCAAAAGTGCCAGCAAGGTTTTTTACATTTCTAGTTAATTTATCTGTGGCAGTCTCGGCTTGCTTAAAAGCCTTTTTACCCGTGAACTCCGTTGCGATGTCAATGACTACATTTGCCATGATTAACCTCTCACCGTAGCTCGATCATTAAGCCTTCTAGCTGCGCTTTGGATTGCTTCTAATACTGCAACTCTGGCTTTGCCATTGTTCTCATCATAAGCACGATAAAGTGCGCGGCCTTTCATTAGGCCTTGACCACGCATTACCCCACCAGACTTAGCCATTTGATTTTTAACGAATGGACTATCTGGAGTTTTGCGCCCCATTGTCTCGTAGATCGCTCCAGCGGCTGTCTTGTTAAACACGCGAGCTAATGATCTAAAACCTCTGCTATTAGCCTTTGATGGTGTTGTCTTATACCCTACGCCTGATTTGACCACTCTAGGATCATAGGCTGGAAAGGTTGCCTCTGACATCTGACGAGGTAGCCATCCGCTTAGGACTTGACCTCTATCCGGCAAATAACCTTTGGCAGACTTTGTGATTGGCTTAAGTGCTGCGCCAATTTCTTTAGGCAGTTTCTTAGCCAAGTCTGGAGTGAACTCTCTTAATGATTTACGGAGATTAACGGCGCCTTTTACTGTTGCTGGCATCTTTGATCTCCTTTGCTTCATCCTGTAAGCCAATGAGTAACGCATCTAGCATTACTTTGTCTAACTCTAATAAATGTTGTGGCGCGATCCCTAACCTTATGCTTAGCCTAGCAATAAGGTA